CATGCAGCATATTTATTTTTTGCATTTGAATTATTAAGTATTTATTGGAGTATTGCATGGGCATTAATTTCATGGATAGTTTCAAGTTCTGAATATTTATTTGAACGTATTGGTATTCCTCAACAATATGCTGTAATTTTAAGTATAGTTTTAGTTTTATATATTGCTTTTATGTATGGTTTCAAAATTGAAAAACTTCTTTTAGCTCCAGTATTTTATGTTTTAGATTATTAAAAAACGAATTCTATCTAAAGAGTATACATATTATATAAAGAATGGGAGATACTATCATTGGTGTCCAATTTGGCATCGCCAATCCGGCTGATATTATCTCAAGAAGTGTAGTAGAAGTTATAACTGATAAAACATTTCAATCTGAAAAACCTGTTCCAGGTGGAGTATTTGATGCAAGATTTGGAGTTTCTGATCATGGAAAAGTATGTCCAACATGTAAATATACAAATCTGTTATGTCCTGGACATTTTGGTCATATTCTTCTAGCAAGACCTGTATACCTATATCAATTTATTGAAACAATTCAAAAACTCTTAGTAGTAATTTGTTTATCCTGTTCTAAACCTTATTTGCCAACAGAAGATTTAGAACAAATTGGAACACATAAAAATGGTATTGAACGTTTTGATAAAATTCGTGATGCAACTGCATATTATAAAACTCATTCTCTAAAAGAATCTAAGACATGTATACATTGTAATGCAAGAACAATTAAAAAAGTATCTAGAGTTGAAGGAACAATTACACTTCAAGCACATTCATTTGATGATGATGCAGAACCTATGAAACTACAACCTGAAATTGTTTTGAGATGTTTTCAACGTATTACAGATGCAGATGTAGAACGTATTGGATTTAATCCTAAATTTTCTAGACCTGATTGGATGGTATGTTCTGTTCTAGCTGTTCCACCTTTGACTGTACGTCCTTCAGTTGTTATGGATGATAATACACGTATGGAAGATGATCTAACACATAAACTCATTACAATTATACGTAATAATTCAAGACTTCGTGATCAACTTGATAAGGGTGCATCTGCAGATATTATAGATAATTCTACACAACTTTTGCAATTTGATGTAGCTACATATATTGATAATGAAATTAAAGGTATGCCACCATCAGCTCAACGTTCTGGTCGTCCTTTGAAAACCTTGAAATCTAGATTTGGTTCTAAATCGGGACGTATTCGTGGAAATTTAATGGGTAAACGTGTAGATTTCTCTGCACGTTCTGTAATTACTCCTGATCCTAATATTGATGTAGATCATCTAGGTGTTCCTGAAGAAATTGCAATTAATTTGACTTTTCCTGAAATTGTTACACAATATAATCGTGATAGACTAATGCAAGCTGTACAAAATGGTCCTCTAAAATATCCTGGAGCAAAAAATGTAGAATTAAAACATGAAAATATTAAGAAACGTCTTGGTTATGTATCTAAAGAACTTATTTCTTTGAAAGAAGGTGATATTGTACATAGACATCTTGTAGATGAAGATGTTGTTCTATTTAATCGTCAACCTTCTCTTCACAAAGCTTCAATGATGTGTCATAGAATTAAAGTTTTGCCAGGATCAACATTTCGTCTAAATGTTTCTGCTACTAAACCTTATAATGCAGATTTTGATGGTGATGAAATGAATATGCATGTTCCTCAAAGTATTGCAGCAGCAACTGAACTGAAAATTATAGCAAATCTACTTCGACAAATTATTTCACCAAGAAATTGTCAGGCTATTATAGCAGTATTTCAAGATATCTTGACAGGTTCATACAATTTGACTAAGGCAGATACTCTAGTTCCAGAACATCTTGCTATGAATATGTTAGCACGTTCAGGACGTCCTCCTTCAAATTTCAAACGTTTAGATGCTCCTCTAAAAGGTTCAGAAATTATGTCACATGCATTTCCTCTAATAAATATTGATTCTAAAATTAAGGTTATTAATGGACAACTAATTAAAGGAACCTTGGATGATGGTGCATCAAAAAGTATTCGTAAAACTGTACATACAATTTATAATGATTTTGGTCATGAAGCAGCAGGAGATTTTATAAATTCAGTTCAAAATATTGTTACTAAATTTAATATGTTTTCAGGATTTTCTACTGGTCCTTCTGATTTGACTGTATCATCTGAAACTTATAAATCTATTGCAGAAACTATTTTGAAAGGACAACAAAGAGTTGCACAAACTTTATCTGAAGTACATACAGGAAAATTCTTAAATTTGAATGGACGTGCACCAGGAGAAGAACTAGAAAATTCTATTCGTGATGCTTTGAAAGAAGATATTACAAGTAAAATTAATTCTATGCTTGTTGATGCTCTATCACCTAAAAATAGAATGATTATTATGTCAGATAAAGGTGCAGGTTCTAAGGGTAAGGCTGATCTAAATTTAATGCAAATGGTTGCAATGTTAGGTCAGCAAGAAGTTGATGGAAAGCGTATTAAATATATGATGGAAAATAGAACTTTGCCACATTATCCTAAATATGATGATGGACTAGAATCACGTGGATTTGTTAAAAATTCATTTATTTCAGGAATTGAACCTGCAGAATTCTTCTTTCATGCTATGGGTGGTCGTGAAGGTCTAATTGATACAGCTGTAAAAACATCAGAAACTGGTTATATTCAAAGAAGACTAGTAAAACTTCTAGAAGATATTCATGTATCTGAAGATAGAACTGTTCGTGATATTAATGATTCTATTGTTCAATTTTCATATGGTGATGATAATATTGATGCTATTGAAATTGAAAAACAAGAATGTGAACTTGGAATTCTAACTATGGAACAAGTTTATAAAGAATTTGCATGTTCACGTGAAGATTTTGTTGCTGTATCACCAGATACAAAAGAAGGTCTAGATATGATTGAAGAAATTTTACAAGATCGTGAAATGCTTGTTAAACATGTATTCAAATATATTAATATTACTGATATTCAATGTCCAGTAAATATGAAACGTCTCATAGATAAATATAAGAATTCTTATCTTGTAAAAACTGATTTGACACCTGAATATATTGTTGTAGAATTGAATAAATTATTTCAAATGCAATTTGTTGTAGATAATAAATTGTTTCATTGTTTAGTTAGATATTATCTTGCACCTAAAAAATCTATTCTTCAATATAGATTTACTATTAAATTATTTGATGAACTTCTAAAAGAAATTAAATTCAAATATAAGAAAGCTTTAATTCATCCTGGTGAAATGGTAGGTCCTTTAGCTGCACAATCTATTGGTGAACCTACTACACAACTTACTCTAAATACTTTCCACACTGCAGGAACTTCAAAAGCTAATGCAACTCAAGGTGTTCCACGTATTCAAGAATTACTTTCAGTATCAGCAAATCCTAAAAATCCTTCAAATATAATTTATTTGAAAGGTGAAATTACTGAACAACAAAATGCACATTCTGCAATGAAAGAAATTCAAAAAACTACTTTGAGAGATATTACTAAAAGTGTTAGAATTTATTATGATCCTAATCCTTTATCATCAAATACCTTAGTTCAAGAAGATCGTGAAATTCTAAAATCTTATGAGAAATTTTCTGTAACACATGGTCATACCTGTGTTTCACCATGGATTATGAGATTAGAATTAGATTCTCAACAAATGATTTCACGTGATATCTTAGATATGGTAAAAATTAGAACTAAGATTGAAGCAAATAAAATCTTGAAAGTTTATGATTGTGTTCATTCTGATACAAATTCTCCAGATAAACTTATTTTAAGAATTACTTTTGGTCAAGATGTTGCAAAAAATGCTTTGGCACTCAGATTTATTGAAGAAAAACTTCTAGATACTATTTTGACAGGTATTGATGGAATTGGACGTGTATTTCCTCGTGAAGAAATGAATGAACTTATGTATGATGAACGTATCGGTGGTTATACATCAATAAAACAATGGATTTTGGAAACTGAAGGTTCTAATTTGCTAGATTTAATGACATTTAAAAATATTGATTCTACTAAAACATTTTCAAATGATATTCATGAAATTCAAGATGTATTTGGAATTGAAGCTGCACGTCTAGCTCTATATGAAGAATTAATGAAAGTATTTGATGCTGGTGGTTCTGGTTCTTTAAATTATCGTCATCCTTGTCTACTTGTTGATGCAATGACTTATCATGGTTATCTCATAGCTATTGCACGTTTTGGTATGTCAAAACTAGAAAATGGTGTTCTTGCAAAATCATCATTTGAAATGACTTCAAAAGTATTATTTGATGCTGCTGTATCAGGCGAATTTGATTCTATGAAAGGTGTTTCAGCAAACATAATGTTTGGTCAAAAACCTCCATGTGGAACTGGTTTAGTTGATATTTTGATTGATGAAACTAGATTACCCGAAGGTCATGAAATTGAAGATACTTATGAAGCTGAACTTGAACATGCAAATAAACTTGTTAAAGATGATGGACATTGTTCTTTGGAAGATATTACTATGGCATGGTAAACTTATAATGCAGTTATTGATACAATCATAAAAATACCTACAATACCAAACATTGCTTTAACAAAATTATCCATCTTAGCATTTGTAACAAATAAGATAACAGAAATTAAAATTAATAAAACTCCAAATCCGTACATATACATACCACTTTTTGTCATTTCTTTTTAATTAAGAAATTAATTTGAATATGCTAATCCACCCATTCCAGACATTACGCGTAAAATATTATAATTTAATGCGTATACTCTGACATTCCAATTATCTGCTTCTTGTAAACTAAAATTGGGTCTTTCTATATTTTTAGTACCAGTTAATCCTATACCTGCCATATTCATTACAATAGTAGCGGTATCAATACGAGAAAAATTACATGTTCCAGAAGGTTGATGTTCTTCAGGTTTCAATGCAAAAGAATAAGAATATACTCCTCCAGAACCACCTAAATATTCAGCAAATAATCCAGCAGTTAATTCACCAGGAGAAAATCCAGTGTGATGTTGATAAGCTTGAACCTTAGAATAATAATCACCATAACGTTTATCTAATCTATCTTGACCATTAATTTGAATCCATTGTTCATATACAGGATCTAAATCATATGTAAAAGGAGTTAAACGAGAAGCAGGTGCCTTGATAGTTCCCCCACTTGACAATTTAGTTTCATCGGGATTATATTGAACTTGACTTGCAATTCTGCAATCAGTATACATAGCAGGTTGAACTACCCATACAAGTTCTTTTACAGGATGATTAAAAGTTAAATCAATTCTATTATTTGTTCCAACAATACCTTTTTCTTCATTAAATTGGACTTGTTCAATTAAATATTCATGTGAAGCTTGTGCCATACGACGACGTTCTTCAGTATCTAAATAAATATAATCAATATAGATAGCAGCATTTGTGGGAGGAGGAATAGAAGAAACAGCTGGTAATAAGGTAGTAGAACTTGTGCCACCATAAACAGGAAAATTATTAAAATTTCCTGCAATTAAATCTACATCATTCCAATAAATATTAATTTTTACTTCATGATATTGAAGAGCAATTAAAGGTAAAGCAGCACCAGGATTTTTAGTAAAAAAGAATCCTAATGGAATATATAAAACATTATTTTTTAATTGACGACCATCACCAGCACAACCTGGTCCGTACAACATTTTTCCAGGTCCTCCATTCCCTCTTGCGTTAGTAGATAAAATATCAATTGGTCCAGATACTAATCCAAACGTTTTAAAAATTTTAGTATAATCGGAAGTTAATACACTCCATAAATATAACCATTCTCCATATAAACGATCAATAATTTGACCACCAATATCCAATTCAACCCATTTAATTAAATTAAATCCAAGAGCAGCTTGTTCACTATTCCAATAATAAGGAGTGTCAGTCTGTTGAGAGCCATTTACACCAGAACCTTGAGAATTTCTAGGTAATTCTACTTGAAGATACGTAGAATATAATAAATCTGCATGACGGCCAATAATAGCAGTTTGTTTAGTTCCCCATTGTGATTGTCCAGAAAAATTTACACGGAATGGTTCCATAGCAAAATTGGTATGACGTTTATACAATCCTTTCCAAAACGTAATCTGGGGATTTCCAGTTAAGTATGCGTCTTGTGCTCCATATGCTACAAGTTGTAATAAACCTCCTCCCATTTTATCTTATACCAAATACTCTTTTCTTTTTAATGGTGACGTCTTTTCTTATGAGTTTTGCGACGGCGACGACCACCTAGAGATGCTGCTAAATCAGAACTTTCACCAGTAGTTTCAGGTTTAGTTTCAGGTTCAGAATCAGAATCAGCACCGCCTTTTTTGTGATAAGATGCTTTTGCAGATTTTAATACATGTTTAAACCAACCTTTACCTAAAGATTTCTTTTGAGAAGACATTTTCTTCATAGTTTTCTTAACATGAGTCATCCATTTATTTGCCATTTTATTATGAACGCGAGAGAATTTAAATTACAATGGACTTATCTCCTGTTTGAGGGTTATTATCATAAATTGGAGAAGTATGCATCATAGGTTGAAAAGAATGTGTTACAGGATCAGGTAAAATAGGAACTTTAGATTCTACAGGTTTAAAACGTAAATGTTC